GGTAATGGTTCTGATGCTTGTTTATCATCACTTGATACTTGTTTATCTGTACCTTGTTTTTCATCACCTGATACTTGTTTATCTGTACCTTGTTTTTCATCACCTGATACTTGTTTAGCAGTATCTTGTTTATCATCATCTTGTTTACCAGTATTATCTTCAGAGCTGGCAACAACCGCTTCAGGTACATAAGAAAATACAACATATTTACTATCCTTTGCTTTTGGATCTGGATGTAATTGCGTAATTTTATATTTTTCTATACCTTTTTTCTTTTCAAGATAATCATCTAATAACTCTTTAGCACCTTCAATTCTTTCTTCTAAAGAACCATCCTTTGTACCAAACTTAATTAGTTTAATTCTAGCACCATCACCTACACCATCTTTATGAGGGAATAATTTATTATTATTATCTTCGTCTTTATATTCGTATTTATTCTTAAAAGCTCTTCTATCTTTTTTATAGAATTTTTCTATTCTTAAAAGTTCTTCTTGATATTTTGTTTCGTTATCTCCTTTCTCTTTTGTGGACCTAAAACTATCTCTTTTTTCTCTTGCTTTCGCTTCTTTTTCTTTAGCCTTTCTACCCCTTTTATACATATCTTGTTCATCTATGTTTTCTTTAGAGTCAACTAAGTTTCCGTGCAACCTTTCTTCTGTGAAAAGTTGTTTAATTCTCTCTATTTGTTCGTTAATGTCTTTCATACAAATTAAGCTTTCTTTATAAATATCGTTATAAACAAAAAAAGCCCTCCATTACTGGAAGGCTTCATATAATATAATTTTATATTTGATAAAGGAATCCTAAAATACGTTGATAGCTCTATCGAATCTTAATTGGACAGTAATGTCTGCTAAATCATTAGCGTTATAATCTAAACTACCAAAATCAGCGTCATTTAATTGTGTACCTTGTAAAATCCATTTTTGAACAACAACTCCTGTTGGATCTAACATTTCTAACTCCACATCTTTCTTATAACCTGCAGCATAACCTTGTCTACCTGTTACTGATTCAGAGTGTAATCTAACCCATTCCATTAAAGCTTGTGTTGCTGATGGACCGATTGGATCTCTAAACACCACTTGCATAGTATCCCAAGTAAATCTACCTGCAACGAATGTTGATGTATTTAAGAAAGGAATTTCTACTTCCTGACTTGTATATTTTGGTCTAGATGCTGTTGATACCCACCATTCTTGAATACCTAATTCATCTGGAAATCTTAGTATAAATCGATTCTTTCTTAACGGCTCGTAAGGAACGGGCATCCTCATTAACATATCTCCCATAATTCTATTGTTTTAATTTGTTTTTTATTCTTTATTATAAATATCTGTTATCTAAAAAATTAACTTTTCTCTACAAAAATTCTTTCTTTCTTTGGATTATCAGGGTCAGAACTATCATAAACCAAAAATTTCACATCTGGATATTTTTTAATTAAATCCGTTCTTATAAATTCTTTAGCGGTGTTAACATTACCTAAATCGTCATCACTGAAACCAACACTAAACCCTGTAAAATCAGGCTGAGATTTAAGATTACCTGCATCACTTACAACTCTCTTAACAAATCTCTCTAAAGCCCTCATCTTTTCACGTTCTGGATTAGCCGATGAACCACCACCATATCTTTCTTTATATTCGTCAGCAGAAATAGGATCATAATTTTGTAATTTTAAGTAATCATCTATTAAATTATCGTTTAACTTATCGATTTCTTCTTGTTCTTCTTGTGTAAGAGTTTTATCTTTTGATGTACCTCCTAGGCTATCTATCATCATCTCTCTTTCTTCATCAGTAAAGTGGTTATCTATAATCATCTTAATAGTTTCTCTTATAGACTTAGGTGGATTACCTCTTGCAGTAATAATTGAAAAATCATTACCATAAAGTAATGCCTCTTTAAACTTATGGAAATATGGTGCAAAACTCTTGGATTCGATTGCTTTTCTAGCATCTCTAATCATTGTGTTATAATCCCTAAAATCTGAATAAGCGTCACTAATACTGTTGTTTAATAATCTATATCCCTTACCTTCTGGATTTTTATCATTTGGTAATTTATGTCTTATATCAGCGAACTCAGTGGTAGAAACATCTACCGGTATCCATTTATTACCAACCTTCTTTTCTAAGTGAATCATTGTTGGCATAACCAAAACATTATCGTCCCAATCAAAAGCATATCCTCTTTTTTGAAACTCTAGTAAAGTCTTATACTGTGATTCTGTTAATTTTAATTTCATAGGATTATATTTAATGGGGAGATTTCTCTCCCCACATTAATTATTATTAGATATTATCAAAGTTTGCACCTGTGTTAGTGATATTAAACTCAACGCTGATGTATTCTAACGATCTTGTTGGTTTAATAAAGATTCTACCATTTAACTCATTTCTATCGATAGCTTCTGGATCGTTGTCTAATTGTACTCTAAAGTCAGTTAAACCTCTTTCCTTTCTGATGTTATCTAAAATTGGATTCACTAATGATAAGAATTGGTTTCTTACAACTGAATCGTTTTGTTCGAATAACAATCTGATAGAAACTGCTGAAATAAGTTTTCTAGCTTGTAACAATAATCTTCTAACGTTGATTCTGTTAAGTGCTGTTTCTTTTTCTTGTAATGTTTTATTACCCCAGATTACTACACCTACGTTAGAGAATGTTGCCATTGGGTTAATTCTTCCTTCGTATAATGTATCTCTTTGGTCTAAAGTTAATTTAGTTCTTGCTTTGATTGCGTTTGTTGTACCTCTATTTACACCCGCTGTAGCAAACCAAGGGAATGCAATGTTATCAGTAAGTGCAATGTTTCTAACAACCTCTACTGTTGGTGGTAACCATACGTATTGGTTATTCTCTGTATCTTGCATCTGTAACCAAGGGAAGTAAGTAGCTGAATAGTTGGAATCAATTCCTGAATCCTCAACAATATCAACCGCCTCATCAACAGTTAATGCAACCTCACCAGAACTATCAGTATCAGGTGTTGTGATTACATATAATGAATCTGCTCTTTCTTCTTCTACCATATCAACTGCCTCTTCTAATAGAGAGATATTATCTCTTGAGTCAATACCCGGTGTTGCAAATACATTAATGTTTACTGCTTCTGGGTTATCGAAAGTTCTAATTCCTTCGAAGTATGCGTACCAGTCAGAATCTAAACCATCTACTCCTGTAGAAGTAACTCTTGACTCAAACGTACCAGCATCTATACCTAATGTTGCTTTAGTTCCGCCGATTCTATAAGCATCTTCGTTAGTTCTTTGTGGTCTATAGATATCCCATCCATCATACCCACCAAATGGTGCGAATGTGAACTTTCTAGAATCTAATCTTTCGTAATCAGTTCCCACTAAGTCAGCGTTGTTTCTAAACTCAGCATCACCCACTTGGAAAGTGTTAGATACACCTGCGATAACTGTAGTAGTAACACCAGAATCCATATGGAAACCATCAGTCTTACCAGTCCAAGCATTTGCTCCTTTATAATTGAAGAAGTCTTGATCGATACCTATAGCACTATTAAGACCTAAATAAAATCTTCTTTTCTTTTCTGTATCTGTATAAGAAGTTTTATATTCTATTTTTGGTGCAACACCGTCAGTTCCTGTGTCATTTACATAATCTCTTACTAATACACCTTCGAATCCTGCTGGGAAAGCATCTGTAGGATACTTATCAGCCAATTCAACCATAACGTATTTACTCTTTAATACATACTCACCGTCTGCAGTACCAATCTTTCTACCGATAAACCCATTATCTGTTGGATTCATAGAAAGTTTAGAATACTTCTCTACGATTGTAGGTTTTACATCGTCATCAGCAAACTTCCTAACAATTAAGTCGAAAGTTCTTTCGTCTGGTTTAATATTGATAATTGAAATTTTAATATCTTTGTTTGCTGCGTCTCCATCAGAAATTGTGATTAATCTAAATAATCTTTCTAATTTACCACCTCTTAATTCAGATAATACATATGGTGATGATGCTGATTGGTATGATTCATCGTAATCATTTAATGAACCTGCCATCTGTACCATAGTAGAGTTAATTCAATGATACAGATGGCAGGTTCATTAAATG